TAAGATCAATATTTGCTCTAAGAACGTATGCTCTTGAAGCCAATCCTAAGAAACTATGAGCCGCTAGTAAGCCATACTCGTTAAGTTCATTACCATGTGAAGGTGTTCCGCCCGAACTATAAAAAGTTGGGTTTCCGTACTGTTGTAGAAGTTCTCTTTGACTAGTGATTAGTTTAACTTCGTTTGCTTCTGCTAACTTAGTGAAACCTGCTGTGCCACTTCCATCAGGATTAGTTTTATCTTGATGTGTAGCCAATATAATCAAAGGTACTGTACCAGGTCCGCCGGGACTGTAAAAACTTTCGTCTGATACTGTGATATCTACACCAGGTGATACTAATGTTGCCATAATATTCTCCTATTATACCTTAATTGGTTAACAGTATTTATGAATATTTTGTATATTTGCGGTATTATAGAAATGTCAATTCATCAAAAATTGACGAAGATGATAAATAAGCCTCTAAATTATTTCTAAGCCGTTATCGTGGAATATTTGTGGTTTTTGTGGTAGTTTTTCAATAATTACATCGATGTTAGCATATAAATCTTCTAATGTGCCATTGTTGTTAATAGTATAATCAATGTCGCAACCTACCCAATCCCATTCACTTTCGTGAACATGTTTGAAGTCTCTGCTCATTATATGTTTTGCTACTGCGTCACCGTTGTTGGCCGCTAGTGCTATATCATACCATTCAGGCCTTTCATCGCGTTGTACTAGAATAGTTGTGCCGCCAACACGTTTGATTAAGTCTAACTCGTTTTTAAATCTAACGTCACTGATAACAACACACTCGTTTTCGTTATGTAATTTTTTAACTCTATATTCTAAACTGTTTAACCAAATATCTGGGTGGAAATGATCACGCATTACTTCAGTACCAATTAACTGTAATGCTAATCTAGGTGTAAAATTAGGTATGCCTAATTTTTTACTCCAATAAAGATCTATGTTTTCTCTAAATTCCCTGCTTTCGTCAGTTTCACCTTCTAACATATCTCTAGGCCATCCAAATACACTTGTACATAAGTCTTTGATTGGTCCTGCGAATGATGTTGGAATGCAACCTTGTGTTGCTAGATATTGTGCTACGGTGTTCTTGCCTGAACCTATGTTGCCTAAAATCCCTATTGTATTCATTTATCCTATTACAAAGCCGTAGTTTCTGTTACCTTCTTCCATATTAATTATAGACTGTAGTAATCTTTCTTTATCAGAAGCGGCCTCTTGCTTTAAAGCATCGCCATTTAACTGTACAGTACCGCCAGGTCCTGGAAGTCCTGAAGCATACTTACTTCTTGCTTCACCTAACATCATTTTTGCTTCTGCTAATGCCCAATCGGCCATCCACGGTCTAGTATATTCGTTTTGTAATAGACTTTGTTCAGGTACTAAGTTAGATACTTGCATCATTATATCTTCTGCTATTGATATCTTTCTTAGAATTTTTAATACTTTGGTATTTGAATTGAATGTGAAATCGTATTCACCACCAAATATTCTATTGAGTGTTTCTTTATATTGAGTAAATGCGTCATAGTTTGCTAGTCCACCTACAACACCTGCGTTTATCAAGTATGTATTTTGGAAAGCAACATCAAATGGATCAAAGTTTGTTCCAGTTCCTATGTTACCGCCACCAACTCCGCGTCTATATATACGTCTAATGTTTAACACTTCCTGTGGTAACGTATATTCTTGCGTGTCAACTTGTGTTCCTAAGAACGCATAACTTTCTTCTACAGCCGCATCACTTCTACTTCTTAGTGTTTGTATTGCTCTGTCTATAGCAAGGTTATAGTGTTCTGGATCTAACTCCACGTCGACCATACCGTCGCCTAATCGAAGTTTGATTTCGTTGATTAATTTATCTCTTGGTGTTTCGGTAGCACTCATATTAACTATTTATCAAAAAGTCTTAAGTATAATAGTATGCTCATTGAATCTACCGTTCATTTTAGTAGGTGTTGTAGTTAATTCTTCAAACGATTTTTTACATTTCATTTTACCAGCATCAAACATCTTAATCATTTCTGCTGGTTTCCTAAGTGTTTTTTGTAAACTAGTATCTTCATTAAATTCTTGTAGTGTAGTACCTTTTATCATAATGCCAGTACCTGGTCTTTGCATGTTTCTAGGATCTACAGTTTTAGCATGATATACACCAATCTTTCTAGTTTTAGTATTGTACACCCAAACTTCATTAGCATAAACTATGTCTGTTGGATGTATACTTGCTAATCCTAACTCTGGAAAGTTTACAGCATACTTTAATTTCTTCACGATAGCCTCTTTAGACCGTGCCTTAGGCTTACGAGCCTTGCGTGTAGTGGCTTTTGTGGCAATAATAGTATCACAAGCAGTATCTATCTTTTCAAACACTTGTAAGAAGGTCTTACGCATCTTAGCATCAAAGTGGCTATAGCCTTCTTTTATGTCTTCGTCTTGCCATTCAACTACTAATTTTGCTTCTTCGTGTTGTGCTTCAAACTCCTCTTTAATAATTTTAGCATGAGGGCCTTTGATTTCAGGTTGATAAGACATCATCATTTTATATGGATCAAACTCTTTGAGTGTTTTATTACCGTCGACGAATTCGTCAATAAAAAATTCAAACTCACCACATAAATCAGATACCTGTTCTTTCATTCTTTGCTGTATACTGATTACAGGCTTTGCTTTTTTGTCTTCTAGTTTTTCTATTTTTTCAGCAAGACATTTTTTACCACGTGGAATCCACTCTTCTTCTTTACGTTTCTCATAATGTTCGCGTAAGGTTTCTGGCATGTAGCCTAATTTGTGCCACACATAAATTGTACTGATACAAGAACTAAAAGTCCAGTCAGGATTTGCTAAAATAATTTTTACTTCTTCAGGAGTCCAACCAGTATGATCTTTAATCCAACTTTTTACAATTGGTAGACCTTTAGTTTTGCTAACTTCTGTTCTAGCAAAGTATTCGCAACTACGGAATGCTTTAGTTTGCTCTTCCGGTTCCGTAACTAACTTCAGAGTCTTCCAATCAGGCTCTGTTGTGATGTATATAGATCGTTCTTTTTTCTTTCTAGCCATACCAATAATTACTCATTTTAAAAACTATATATAATTTTTTTGGCAAAAAGGGTGTCAAATAGATTCAAATCTTGCGATCAACAACCATTTTTACTATTGTTGCCATGTCGTCATTTAAGTATTGCCAAACTATATCTTCTTTGTCCTTGAGCAATAGTTTGTCTCTAGCAAATATAAGTGTTCCTATCATTGCTTCTTGCTGAGCATCTTTTCTACCTTCGTTACGACCAATGTAGTAAGCATTCCAAGATGCTCCTATTAGTACAACCCCAATTATCACTATTTCATAAATTTCCATAAACATATAATAGCAAAAAATGAAACCGTTGTCAATCTGATAAATACAGTTATGCCTAAAATAAGTTTATGGAACCCAGTTAAAAGAAACGATTATAAGTTTATCGACGGTATCGTGGCGGAAAATATATACGCAGGCGGTACTGGTGTAAACGTACACAAATACTTAGGTGTACACGATCAGGGCGACACTAACGACTTTTCTAAACCACAGGAAGGTAATAATTACGGTTCAGATGGTGATCAAAGAACAGGCGAAACGTTTATACAAGATGTTTTATTCTTAGAAAATAGGGACAGAAAGTATAGCGACGATATATTTGAATTACGTGGTGCTTACAATGTAGGCGACAACGACTTTGATCTTACACAATTTGGAATGTTTTTATCAAATGATACTCTTTTTATGAGTTTTCATATGGATACTATGGTAGAAACTATAGGCAGAAAATTAATGGCTGGTGATGTAATAGAATTACCGCATCTACGTGACGACTTATTGTTAGACGAAAGAAAAGATGCTGTAAATAGGTTTTATGTAGTTACAGATGCCAGTAGGCCGTCAGAAGGATTTGATCCAAATTGGTGGCCACACATGTGGAGAGTTAAACTAGGACCTATATCCGACTCACAAGAGTACAGAGATATTATTGGTTATGGTGACGAAGAAGATGATCTAAGAAACATCATTAGCACATACAAAGATGAAATTGATATTTCTGATGCTATTGTACAACAAGCAGAAAACGAAGTACCGAATGATCCTTATTATGCCGATGGTGCTCACTTGTATGTAGACGAAAATGCCAAAGGCAAACCGTTTATAGGCACAATTGATGGTGCTCCGAATGGTGCTACACTACTTGGTAGTGGCATATCATTCCCATTAGCATCAGCAGACGGTGACTATTTCTTAAGAACAGACTTTACTCCGAGTAGAATATTTAAAAAACAAGGTACTCGTTGGGTTAAAGTTGCTGATGATAGCAAACAAATATTCTCTAGTGCTAATAGAATCCTAGATGGGTTTATTAACAATACCACACAAACAACTAACACAGACAAATCAACTACTAATGAAAGAACATACGTTAGTAAAATTGTTAAACCTAAGACGGATAATTAAAAATGCAATATTGGTATGATGAACAAGTAAGAAGATATATTCTACAATTTATTAGAATATTTCATGCTTTCAAAGTAGCAGAAGGCGGACGTAACGGCGAAGATGTAAAATACAATACCGTTCCTGTTCGATATGCTGATCCAAGTAGAATGGTTTCGCATTTACTTAGAGAAAATTCAGAAAACGTAATTAACAGTACACCTTTTATAGGAGTTAGTATTGCAAGTTTACAGTTAGCAAGAGATAGAACACAAGATCCGTTTTTTACTGATACTAAATCAGTAACAGAAAGAAAGTACGACGAGGCAACTGAATCTTATAGTAACGAGCAAGGCAATCAATACACAATAAACAGATATATGCCTGTTCCCTTTAACCTAAGTATGCAAGTTGATATTTGGACTCCAAATACAGATACTAAACTTCAACTTATGGAACAAATTTTAGTACTATTTAATCCTACTATACAATTACAACAAAATACTAATCCATTTGATTGGACACAAATAGTAGAAGTAGAATTAACAGATATACAGTTTAATAATAGAACACTACCGCAGGGGGTTGACGAACAGATCGATGTATCCACATTGACTTTCCAATTACCTATTTGGATAAATCCACCTGCTAAAGTTAAACGTCAGAGCATTATACACGAAATACAAACAAATGTATTTGCTGACTTTAACGGTCAAAATCTTACCGATATCGGTTATGATGAAGACATATACGACTTCTTTAGAAACTTTGACTTAACATCTAGAGTTATTGTAACTCCGGGTAATTACAGAATACAAGTTGTAGGAAGTGCTATTACATTACTAGACTCAGCCGGTGTAAATACGCAGAGTTGGTCATCGCTAATAGAAATGTATGATAAAGAAGTGCAAGATAGTATTAGTTTACTAAAACTTAAAATAATAGATGACTTAGATGACGATACTCAGGATATAGCAGGAACTATTGCTATTAATCCAGCAGACGATACTCAACTAGTTTTTAATTTAGATACTGATACATTGCCGGCCTCGACAATCGGTGACGTAAATAAAATTATAGATCCTACTAAAAACTATCCAGGTGATGGTACTTTACCAGATCTAGCATACGGTCAACGATATCTTATTACTGAAGACTTAGGAGACGGATATACAAATTGGAATGTAGTTGCTTCGGCAAATGACATTATAGAATATGGTGATACTGGTTGGACTGTTAGTTTTGATGCTAGTACCAAATCAGACACTACAGCAACATCAAAGAACTTAAATACTAATAAAGTTTATAGATGGACAGGAAAACTATGGATGAGCATTTACGAAGGCGAGTACAACCCGGGATATTCGACACTAGTCCTGTAGAACCTTTTCAGGGTGTTGTTGCCGTTGGGGCAGTATTTCTTTCTACTAGGACTAACAGAGTACTCTTACAGTTCAGAAACAGCGACAAAAGACAAAAACACACTTGGGGATTTTGGGGCGGTATCGTTGAGAATAACGAATCGCCATACGAAGCACTGATTAGAGAAGTAGAGGAAGAGTTAGGAATAGTTCCTGATATTAATAAACTTAATCCAATAGACGTTTATCAAAGCAAAGATAGAAATTTTATGTATTATAGTTTTGTAGCGGTTATAGAAGATGAGTTTTTACCTACACTCAACGGCGAAAGTTGTGGGTATGCGTGGGTAAATATAGGCAATTGGCCTAAACCTTTACATGAAGGTGCTAGAGCAACTCTACTCTATAACAAAGGTAGAGATAAGTTACAAACTATATTGGATATACATAAAAAAGATGACCGACATAATTGACTTCAGACTTGTTAGATTTGAATCACTATTAATAAAATTCGCAAAAACAAACGAAATACCTAATGACTTTCTTGACGGTACAATGGATCTTGAGTATTTGTCCAATAAGTATAAAAATGTCTTATCAGAATATCATTCTAAAATTGTAAGTAAATTAAAACGTCTACTAACTAGTAAAATTAAAAAGAGTGCTAAACATGTATTAGTTGCTTTTATGGAAGAATACTATTACTTTTATACTAACCAATGTACTAAAGAAGACCAGTGGCATCACGATATTATTATGAGTAAGTATAGAAAGAATCTAAATCCTATACGAGCATTATATTACGAACTATTGAATATTATGAATAGTTATAATCCAGATAATGAAGCACATCAATTTGTTGTTGATTTGTTTATTGATGCTGAATGGCGTAACAGTATTATTAACTGTATTAATAAAGATGTAAGAGTAATAGATAAAATTACTTCTACATATCATTATCCTTTAGAAAAAGTTGGCAATAAGCCTTTTGAATTTTTTTATCTTGTGGAACTTAAGAAAGATTTAATAACTGCTAGAAGTATATTCCGTTCTATGGAACATTGGTCACCTGACGAATAATTACTTGTAAAGTTTTCTAACCGCACCATCAAACAATGGAGCATACATTCTAACAGGCTCTTCTTTACCTTTTACAGTAACTTCGCCTATGCTACTAAATGCTATATCACTACATTGTAAGTATGTATATTCAGAAACAATAATTGGTGTATCTTCTGCTCTTGTTTGTGCTTCTAATCTAGCACCTAAGTTTACAGCATCGCCTACAACACTATAATCTAATCTTGTTTCAGCACCCATATTACCAACAATACATGTACCTGTGTTTACACCTGTACCAAATTTCACTCTTGGCAATCCGCGTTCTTCCATTTCTTTTTCTAGTTCGTCACCAAGTAGTTCAATTTCTATCGCTGTTTTAACGGCCATCTCAGCATGATTTTCACATGGTAAAGGTGCGTTCCAAAATGCCATTATACAGTCGCCCATGAACTTGTCTATTGTACCACCGTTCTTCAAAACTATTTTTGTCATTTTATCTAAGAAACTGTTTATAAGTTCTACTAATCCTTCTGGGTCATCTGCTTTCATGTACTTTTCTGATATGGGCGTAAAGCCGACTATGTCAGCAAACATGAAACTCATTTCTTTTCTTTCGCCACCTAGTTTCATTAAACTAGGATCTTTAACTAACATATCAACATAGTCCGGGGATATGTAAGTACCAAACTGTCCTTTAATTTGTTGTCGTAATTTGTATTGTTTGTAGAAATTATTAAATGCTGATTGTGTAAAAATCAAAAAGCCACTTATCACAGGAAAAGTAGCATCTACTAATTGTAATTTATTTTGATATAGCCACACACTACCGTATGCTTCTCCACCTAAAATTAGCAGTGAAATAGGTGCTGTCCACAGCAAAGGTAACTTGTACACCGCTAA